AAGCGAAGCCTAAGCCAAAAGCCAAGACCATGAAGACAGGCACACGAGGAACACAACCGCGACCTAAAGCTGCAAACGAACAAGCGTTACAACGCGCACGACAAACTGGCCGCGTGCAAGATGCTGCGGCTGCAATCAACACTTTATTAGGAGGCTAATATGGCCATTGTAGCAAATACATTTACAAGCTTCGACGCGAAGGGTATTCGCGAAGACTTGAGCAACGTGATCAATTCGATCTCACCTGAAACTGTCCCATTTCAAAGTAACGTTGGATCAAAAAACGTATCCAATACTTACTTTGAATGGCAAACTGACAGCTTAGCGGCTGTTGACAAAACAGCTAGAATTGATGGGGACGATGTGTCTTCATTCGACTCTACTGCGGCAACCACAAGAGTTGGTAACTACACACAGATCCTACGCAGAACTGTGATCGTAGCTGACAACCTTGAGTCTCAGGACTTAGCCGGAAGAAATTCAGAATTAGCCATGCAAATCGCGAAGCGAGGCAAGGAGCTAAAACGTGACCTAGAAGCGGTATTGACCGATTCGAACTCTCAGGTAGCGGGCAACACAACAACGGCCCGTGAGACTGGTGGTCTAGGCGCATGGATTGCAACTAACGACGTTTTCGGAACTGGTGGCGCAAGTCCAACTGGTGACGGAACCGATGCTCGTACCGATGGCACACAAGCCGCGTTTACGGAAACGATGCTCAAAAGCGCAATGCAAAGCGCGTTTACAAACGGCGGCACTCCATCAATCCTAATGGTTGGTCCTTACAACAAAACTGTTGTATCAGGATTTGCGGGTATCGCAGCTCAGCGTTACATGGCGCCGACAGATGCTCCGACCACAATAATTGGCGCGGCTGACGTCTATCTATCTGATTTTGGTACACTTTCTGTGACTACCAACTTATTTCAGAGGGAAAGAGACGCGTTTTTGCTCGACCCAGAATATGCGGCAGTAGCGTATCTACGTCCGATCCAGAACGTAGAACTTGCAAAAACTGGTGACGCTTCCAAATCGATGCTTCTAGTCGAAGCGGGTTTAGAGGTAGGTAATGAAGCGGCCCACGCCGGTGTATTTGATCTAAGCACATCATAATAGAGTTGGGGCGGCTTCGGTCGCCCCTCTTACTTGGAGATAAAAATGCAGAAAAAACTTTTTGACAGAGATCCTGAGCTTGGAATTACCAAGTATTGGCACGTCAAAGATAACGGAGAGTATGTCGTCGAAACTGTTCAGGACGTAACAGGAATAGCGGAATACAATAAAAGATCATACAACAACACAGATAAAAAATGGAAAGACGTTAATAAGGTAGCTTCAATTCCTCTTTCCGTGTACTATGAGCTAAAGCGTCAAGGTATTGCAGACGATCCCAAGGCGTTGCGAAAATGGTTAAATGACTCGAACAACCAAGTATTTAGAACAAGGCAAGGTGTATTGTGAGCATTTCAAATTTTACTGAGTTAAAAAGTTCAATAGCTGATTTTTTAAATCGTGACGATTTAACGTCAGTAATTCCTAGTTTTATAACTTTAGCTGAAGCAGATCTAAACAGGCAGCTTCGTCATTGGAGAATGGAAAAAAGAGCAACAGCCGTTTTGAACACAAAATATACAGCTTTTCCGAATGACTTTTTAGAACCTATTAGGCTTATGCTGACAGGTACTAATGAAACGAGATTAGAATTAATTAGCCTAAGTGAATTGATGGATAAAAGGTCTGTTAGCAACACTGCGGCAACCCCTAAGTTTTATGCAATGGTTGATGGTTCTTTTGAAGTGTATCCAACGCCTGATCAAGATTATACGCTTGAAATGCTTTATTATGAAAGAATAGATGCTCTTAGTAGCACTAATTTGACTAATTGGGTTATAACTTATCATCCAGACGCTTACTTATACGCATCTCTATCTCATAGCGCCCCATATCTTGCTGAAGATCAGAGAACTCCCGTTTGGGTCGAGTTGTATAAAAACTCTGTTAGTGGTATTAATATGGAAGATCAAAAATCAAAATCTGGTGGCTCTGGCCATCGAATGAGAATTAGGAGTTTCGGATAATGGCAAGTATAGCAGACAGAATACTGGACAACGGATTGACGGTACTCGACACAGAGGCCAACAGGTTTGACATTACAAGCCAAGAAGCAACAACATATGCAGAGGCCACATCAACATATACGTTAGGAAATACAACGAGCATTAGTATAGGCTCACCAGCCGACAGGACGGGCGGAGGACGTAAGGTCACTTTGGCGGCAATCAGCGATGCTTCGGTGACAGGCACAGGAACAGCAACACATTTTGCGATTACAGATACGTCAAACAGTAGATTATTGGTGACAGGCGCATTAAACGCTTCGCAGTCTGTTAACAGTGGTAACTTATTTGATATATCTGCGTTAGATATAGGCATACCAGATCCGAGCTAGTAGATGGTTAAAGTAGCAGACAGAGTAAAGGTTACAACGACTACGACAGGCACAGGCACGATTACGTTGGGCAATGCTGTTACTGGTTTTAGGACTTTTGCAAATGGTGGTGTAAGTGATGGTGACAGTGTACGTTACGTTATAGAAAGCGGAAACGACTACGAGATAGGCACTGGCACATATACGCATAGTGGCACAACTCTAAGCAGAACTTTAACGTCTAGCTCAACTGGTTCTTTATTAAATCTTTCTGGTACATCAACGGTATTTATTACACTGGCGGCGGCTGACTTTGATGCTCGCGCGGCGGTTCCAGTAGCTATGGCGATTGCGTTAGGATAGAATATGGCAAACACGTTTAAAAGAAAACTAAGCAGAAATATCGGCACATCTGCAACGGCTATAGGCAGTTACACAGTGGCAGCTTCTACGCAAACAACTGTCATAGGGCTAACTTGTTCTAACAGTACAGCTACAGCCATAACGGTAGATGTATCACTAAATGACGGTTCTAATGATCATTTTATGGTTAAGACTGCAACGGTTCCTAGCGGTGGTTCTTTAGTTGTTGTTGGCGGTGATCAAAAGGTTGTGTTGGAGACAGGTGATAGCGTCAAGGTTACATCGAGTGCGGCTAGTAGTTGCGATGCGATTATGAGTATATTGGAGATTACCTAATGGGTAAGTCACACGATCTAGCAACTATGGCATCTGATGGGTTTACTTTTACAGGTGCGGTTACTCACAATGGCATAGTAACAAAGACTGCACAACCAGCGTTCTTAGCTAAACCTTCTGGTAATATAGCTAATTTAGCGGCAAATGGTGCTAGTAATACAGACATAGCTTTTGATACAGAAATATTTGACCTTGGTGGTAATTTTGCATCTAGTACTTTTACTGCGCCTGTTACTGGTAAATATCATTTAGGCTTTCAACTTAGGATAGACAATATTGATGCGGACACAACTAGCTACAGCTTTTATTTAGTAACATCTAATAGAACTTATACTTATATATTTGATCCTGATTCTGGAAATGATAGGCTTTATTTCTCACCAAGTTATTCAGTCTTAGCTGATATGAATGCAAACGATACTGCTAAAATGCAATACTATGTTAATGCTGGTGCTTCTCAAGCAATGATTGTTAACATCTCATACTTTTATGGTCACTTAGTAGCTTAGTTAAATAGGACAAACACATGGCATACATAGGACAGACACTAACCGAAGGTACAAGAAGAGCGCATACATATACAGCTACTGCTGGACAAACCACATTTAACGCTGTTTATGGCGTTGGTTCAGTCGATGTATACCAGAATGGAATATTGTTACAGCCAGCCGATTACACCGCGACTACTGGAACGACAGTGGTGTTAGGCGCTGCTGCTGCATTAGACGATGAAATAACCATTATAGCACACAATACATTTAGCGTAGCAGATGCACCCACACTTTCAGGTGGTGGTACATTTGCAGCTAGTATAAGAGCGCCTATATACGACACAACGCAAAACACAATGAAAACGGCTTTGTTTCAGACAAATGATCAAACAATGTCCACAGACACAACCATAGCAAGCACAGAAAATGCTAGTTGTAATGGACCTCTAAGCATTGCGTCTAATATTACGCTTACAGTTAATGGGAACTTGACAATCATATGAGTACTTTACACGTTGAAAATCTAAAAGGTCTTAGCTCTGGCGGTAATGCCAATAAGATTATCGTACCGTCTGGTCAGACGCTTACTGCTCCAGGTCATGTTATTCAGGGTGTAACAGATACTTTTCTTGGTTCTTCTACTAGTTCAACAAGCTTTGTGGCTATGGCAACTTGTGGTTCCATTACCACAAAAGTGGCTAACTCTAAATTATTAGTTACGGCATCTGCTCAGTGCCAAGTAGGAAGATCTACATCTCAGGATGGCAGAGCAAATTACACATTACGTTCTTCTGCTGATAATTATACAGCAAATCTTCATACTCAAGTTGTTACTAACTACAGAGATGCTTCTAGCGGCTGGAACCAAACAGTTGTACCTTTTCATTTAATACACAGTCCTAGTGTTTCTGCAGGAACAACAGTTACATATAAAATATATGGACGTGTAGCAGCAGCAAATCCAGGAACATACGTTATTGATCGGTGGGGTGAGGGAGCTATAGGTCAACTTACAATACTGGAGATAGCCCAATGAGCATTCTCAAGGTAGACACCATAAACGAAAAGACTTCTGGTAATGGTGTGGCTATTCCAGGTCATGTTGTTCAAGCAGTTAATACATCTTGGAATACAAAGACAACTATTACAGCTAATAGTTATACAACAATAAGTGGGGCATCTTTAGCGATAACTCCAAAGTTTAGCACTAGTAAGATACTTGTTTTAATAAACTTAGCAACGTCAGTATATGATCCTAATACTGGATATGCTCATGCAGCTTTTAATACTTTTAGAGGATCTACTTTAATCTCAGGTACAGTTCCCACAGATGGCACTGGTGCTTATGAGATAGGTTCTTATGGAGGAGGTGGTGCAGTTGAGTTTGGTCACAGATATACAAACAATATTGTGGATACTCCTAGTACAACTTCAGCAACAACATATAGCATTAAAGGAGCAGCATATGGTACAGCAGGAGGAACTCTTTTTGTAAATCACGGTAATGCTGCACAGGGAACATCGTCACTTATATTAATGGAGATAGCCCAATGAGTTCTATCTTAAAAGTTGATACGATACAGAACACTGGCGGTACTAC